TCGAACACCGCCTGGTAATGGCAGAGGTCCTTGGCCGGCCTTTGAAAAGTCATGAACACATACATCACATAGATGGTGATAAGACCAACAATAAACCTGCGAATCTGAGATTGGTTTCTCCCGCTGAACATAAACGATTACATAGCCTTCCTAAAATCAAATATGGTTAAGCTGCCGGTTTCTCTGTTTTCGGAGGCACCAAAACAATTTTTTTCTCTTCGAGATATTTCTCCTCCTCGGCTCTCTGGTCGGTAAGGTCCTTAAAATCATGTCCTTGCCGAGCACAAATCGTTGTGCGTGTGGTAGTTCCGTTCCTCAACTGAACTTCATCCGCTTTGGCTTCTTTAAATGGATCAACGTAGGGCCATCTTTTGCACAAGATTTCAAACCGGCCCGAGTCTTTGCGTTCTGTTAATGCTTTCCGTTTGATCCACTGCTGCTGTTTCAATATATACAGCCGTCTCAAAAACGGTTTTATGACCAGCTCCTGCTCATCATACCAGGTGTCCCGGGCCTCCTGATAGGCAACCCGGGAATTCATGAAGGTTGCCCCGGCATAGTCACCCGTTATCAGCATGAGCGGCATATTTACAGGCGAGCCGATGATCATCATGATCTTCAGAACAAACGGGTCAAAAGCCGACACCGGCCGGCTCGCTCCTATTGCATCAGCTTTTTCTCCCGGTTCACCATGCCAGATCATGCCGGGATCTATCTTCTCGAGCGGCCGGTTAAACTCATCTTTTCCGGATGTGCTTACCCCTTTGGTAAAAGGCGGCGGCATACCGCTCGTGTCCTTGGTCGTAATCATCATCGGAAAGCAGGCATTGATCTTCGCGGCCACCAGCTCGGCATCGATGTAGCCAAAAAGTTTATCAATCATATCGACCGCACTAATCAAAACCGGCTCACCGCGGGAACAGCTGAAACGGTCCGCGTTAAAGATGTGATGGACCACGTCGGCGGTATATTTCTGAACGGATTCATTTGCGATGTAACCCCACCTGTTCGGCTTGCCGATATAATAGCCGATGACTTTCCTGGTCTTTTTGCTTACCGCCACACCGTTAACCACCTCAAAATGTTCAGCTTTCTTTTTGCCGTATGGCGTGCCCACCTGATCTCCTTCAATCGCCTGGATCCCCTCATCGGCGAAGACCGTAAACATGTCACCGTCCCGGCAATAAGTATAATACATTTTTTTCAGGTATGCGTGAATGTTGAACCGGCCGGTTACATCACAGGGCACGTTGACCATTTCTTCATTCCAGAGCTGCTCGGCCGCCTGATTCCATCCCTCATCATCGGTCCTTGCCTGAATCTTCGTGGCGGTACCGACTACCTTTGTTGCCAGCTTGCGAAATATCCCTTTGACCAACGGATTATTACGTCCCAAGTCACGGCAGATCTCCCGTAACTTATCGAGCTTCTCCTGGCTCAAATGCCAGTCACCGGTGCCCCCCGCATCCGAACGTTTCTTCCGGCTTCGATGCTTGTCCAGAATATCATATCCGAACCGGTACGATCTGCGCATCATGGCTGCACGCGGCGACAACACCCCCACCACATCATCCAACGCCATCGAAGCGCGGCGTAAAAACGTATCTGATTTTCTGCTCGTTTCTCTCATTAGAACTCAGCTACCGTGATCCTGCCTCTGTCCGCCCTGTTGATTTTATTAAGCAGCCTTTCCTCTCGATCATAAAGTGTTTTCAAATCCGCCCGGGTCAAGGATTCGCCCTCACTCGATGCCGCCTGGGCGCCACTCTCAATCGCGGCGATTGCCGCCTGCACGTTTGCAAGTTGTGCTGCTAATGTAGCCATTCATAACAAACTACAAGATGAGCCTGAGGAAAGAAAGGGGGTGATTACCAAGAATTGGTAATAAGGTGAAAATTTTTTTAAGCCGATATCTCGCTTAATGGCTCAAAAATGGTGATTCCGTGATTTTCGCAGAAAAAAATTTCATTTTACGGTTGATAATCCTCCTCGATGCTCTTGAACGTGTGACCGCAGTCATTACATTTATGATATCTGATTGGCAAATGGCTGCTATCATAAACCGGCACATTAGTGCTTCCGCATTTCGGGCATCGGGGCTTTATATAGCGTACCACCTGTTCCGCAGGTTCAGCTGAAGATTCCGCTGGCTTCTTTTTCCTTCGCCTGGCCGGCATATCCAAATCGGGTAAATTATTTAAAAAATCTTCCATGAAATTTCTTACATCCATGTATTATTTTTTGCCATAGCGTGACTTCCGGTCCCAGCTCAAACCCCTGCCCTCCGACATGAAGCCCGACCAGTAACCCAGATGGCCCAATCGCAAAACCTGTGAAAACCGCCCAATCAAACGCAAAACGATCAGCCGGCAATACAAATACTTAAGCACAGAACAACCGACAAGAAAATCCCAAATCCATCCGAAGATGACGGCCTTGACCCCGTGAATCTTTACAAACTGCCATGGCCTGATATTTAACTTATTACTTGTCATATCTATCCACCTTTCATAAAACCTCAATTTAAGCCCATATCCGTCAGGATCAGGCCCCCAGCTTGCCCTGTGTTCGATTATCTCTACCCCCTGCCACCAATAACGCCCTATTTTTCAGTTCCGCCACTTTTTGCACCTTTCTGCACAAAATATTCACAATTTTATTCATTAAGTCAAAGCCGGCAAATCATCGAGCCAGCCGGACCGGCTGGGCCGGGCATGTTTCGGCTTTTTCGGTTCGACCGCCTCCAGGTCCGGCAACGAATGAGCGCCGAGCTGCTCGGCTGCAAAAGACGAGTAAATCTTACAATCCCAAATGTGATTCGGCCGATTTTCTTTTTTCAGAACCCAAACCAACTCATATCTTTGCCTTCGCCGGCTTCGGACAGTGCGTTGTTCTTCAGCGGTCAATTGATTTAACGTTTCTTCGTCCGTGTCTGCGTGGAGGTGCCAGTAGCCAGGACCCGGGACGGACGATTCGAATAACAGCCGATACACCCGGCTTTTATAATCGGTCACATTCAGATCGTACCGGATCATTGTCCCCCCGGCGATTTTGACCGCCCGGTACGGCCGGGTACGGACGCTGGGATCACCACGCACCGGGATAACATCGAGCTCCTTACATTGGGCACAGAAATCCTTCGCAACTTCCGGCCGGTACCCGGTATCGATTGCCGATTTATAAATCCAGAATTTCCGGTCCGGATCTCCCGGTAAAATCCATGTCGTTTTGAGAAATCTTCTGAGAACCTCAAAATTTTCCAGCTTCGTTGTATCGCCGGTCTCCAGCCGCCCCTCAAATATAGACCATACTTCAGACAGATATCCCCAGCCGTCCACGCTTACCCAAACGTGGTCGATTTGAATATCGATACCACAGCTCAAAATTTGAACGCCGGCCGGCACCTCACTTTTTCTATACGTCCCGATGTGTAACTGCAGGACCTTTTTGCTTGTCACCTTTTCGGTTTCCTTCCAGGGTTCCGCCAACTGAGAATTGATATAATCCTGCAGGGGTTTCACAATGCCCGTCTTTTTCGCCGCGATCGCATTCGCCCAATCGCCGGCCAGATCATCCATCGTCTGAAAAACCGGATGTAACATTAACGCCGTGATTCTACAGCTGCGATGGCTGGTCACCGGTAACTTACCAATAATCTTACCGGCCGGGTCCACCATGCATCCCCACGGAGCATACTTGCCCCTGGTCACCGCCTCCCATCTTTTATATTCGTCCCATGACTTGCCGCACACCGGGCAAACATATCTCGCGTGACCCCCGGCCCGATATGCTTCCGGCTCGAGCCAATTTCCCGCCTTGGTTTTATCCAACTTCAAATTAACCTGTTTCATAATGTGATATACACCGCAGCACGGACACCTCGCAAACCATTCGTTCTTGTCACCTTTCTCGAATTCCGCATCGAATATATCTCCTTCACCCACCGGCGATGACATGATCAACAGCTTCGAACGGGTGCGAAAAGTCCGCTGCCTTTTCTTGGCCAGGCTATACGGGTCGGCTTCCTTCCCGGTGGACTGCGGAAACTTGGCCGCCTCATCAAGGATCACGATACAAACCGGATTGTCAGACAGGGCGGCCGGGCTGTTAGCCCAGGCAATATACAAGATCATATTGTCAAGAATCGTTTCTTTGCCAATATTCAGATTATCGAGCTTGCCCCCCAGGTGACGTAATAGGGACGGGGTCGATTTGAACATCGGCCGCAAGCGCGTAGCAATCCTCCGGTTTGCATCGTTCTCTCGCGGCATGACAATGAGGGTCGGTGCGGGATTCACATCGATGGTCCGGCCGATCAAGATATTGCCCAGCTCGGTTTTTGCCGATTGGGTGCATGCACACATTGTCACCTGCCGGGTAGCCATATCCGAAAGCCACCGCATCGGGTCCATGAGATACGGGACATAATCGTTGGACCAGGGACCCGACAGCTCGGCTGTTTCCTTTGGCAATATGTACCTGTCCTCCGCCCATTCAGATAACGATGGGATGTCGTGACTGACCAAAACATCGTGCATTTCTCCCTGGGTCCCAATCCCACTAAGTACCATGGTCAGGCCTCCCCTTCTTTGGCTTCAAACTATTCATAAATGCGACCAGCTCCCTTTCCTTATCTTCCGGCAAGTGTAATTCTTTTGGGACCCTCGCGGTCTCGGCATGTAAATCCTGAAAAAACCGCTTATGAATCTCGATAATCTTTTCGCAGGGCTGACCTACGCAAAGCCTCGAGAGCTCAACGTTGCCGCGATCACAAAACGAAACGATATGCTGAGCCCATGCAACCAAGGATATCATTACCTCGTTTCGATCGAGTGTTTCATTTCGATGGCGGGCCAGCTCCACCCTCAGCTTTTCGGCCTTCATCGCTTTAAGCGGGTCCAGGTGAATTTCCGGTCCCTCCACCTTTTCTGACCCTCTCAGCAAAAACTCCTCAAACCACGCCAGGAAAATACTGAGGTCAAAAGTCTTATCTACATTTCGCGGCATCCCGAACTTGATAAACCATTCGTGAATTGTTTGCCTGGTCCTGCCCGTTATTTCGGTAAGCTGCAGAATCGATATCCGTGATAGGTTGACACCGGCCCTGGCTTTTTCGTCCTGCAGGAAACTCTCCACCGCCCGGACCGCATCCGGCTTGCCTTCCCGGGCGGCATCAATAATGGCCTGTTTGATCTCGAGCGTAATTCCGAGCTGTGTCTGATCCCACAAGTCTGCGACTTCCACATCTTCATCCAACATCGTCTGCAGGCCCCGGGCGCTTGCAAAGCCTAATCTCTTGGCCGCTTCCGGAACACTTGCCCCGGTCCTAGCCAGGTCTCTGAGATTCCGCAGGAACCGGCCCCGATCCCAGGCCTGGCGAAGCTGCGGATGTTTCTTGAATAATTCCGTCAAAGATTTGCGGGTCCTGATTGCAGCATCCGCGGCGGTCAGATTCTCACACTCGAGCCCCAGCCTCCGGACCTCCGCCACGTCGATAGGCAATTGCACTCGCTTCGCCGCAAGGATTTTTTTGCCCTTTTTCGATTGTTTGGTCGACCGCCTGGTCGATTGTTTGGTCGACCGCCTGGTCGATTGTTTGGTCGATTGTTTGGTCGACCGTTTGGTCGATTGCTTGGTCGACCGTTTGGTCGATTGCTCGGTCGACCGCTTCCTCAAATTTCCCAAAAAAACCTTGCCGGTCATTTTTCGCTCGTATCTTCTCAATTCATCCAGTTCGACCTTTGAAAGCGTTTTGTTTTCCTTGACCTTCTGTAGCAGATGCAAATATCTTTGCTTTTTGGCTATCTCAACGGCCGAAATTCCTGTCAAGTCATCCCTAACTTTCCCCAATACTATTTTGGAAGTTTTACGATATTGCCGGCGTGTTAAAATCAGCTGCAGGTAATAGCTGCAGCTGAGGCGGTCAGTCCGATACTAACCGCCCGCGTCGGCTCTATTTTTATTATAATTTTCTTTCCAGCTTTGCCTTTCGGCCTGTCCATTGTTCCCAGCGTTTGATTGCCACATCTACAAAGAACGGCTCTCTCTCCATGGCAAAACATCGCCGGTCCAGTTTCTCCGCTGCTATAATCTGAGTTCCTGAACCACAGAACGGCTCATAGCAGATGTCCCCGGTCCGAGTGTGGACCCTCATAGGGATGGCAAATACTTCGACCGGCTTAACGAATTCGTCAGCCCTTCCAAAGCCTCAGCTTTTATCTCTCGCGGATTGTAACCGGCCGGCTTCAGGTCCTTCATCTTGAACATACATACCCCGGGACATCCGATACGCCGGCGGGCGGCAACCTGCCTGGCAGATGCCGTTCGACTTTGCTTGACCGCCCTTTTTGCTTTTACCTTTTTCGCTTTCATTTTTTCCTTCCTGACCAAGTGACATCAGCACTCATTGGACCTATTCTTTAACCATAAAATTCGTGACAAATTTACGATGTATGTAAAGTCGATTTAAAAAAAATAATACGGAGCCGCTTTTCGCAAACTTTTACC